GTTACATGGTATGAAGGGATGCCAAAGCCAGAACAGAAAACATACTGTCCGGCAACACTTACAGATGACGGGATTACATTCAAGCTAAAATGACCGGATTTGAACTAAAAACCTTACGCAAACAACTCGGCTTGTCGCTGGCGGTAGCGTCGCGGCAGGTCGAGACTAGCGTATCGACTTGGTGCAGGTGGGAGTCTGGAAAGCAAAAAATACCACTTGGCGCTATCAAGTTGTTCAAGCTACTGAACAAAACAGCCATAACGAAGATTGATTCTCCAAAAAACAATGTATAATGCAAATGCTGGTAGGGTAGTCGATACCCGCCTAACCAAGTTAGCGGAGGCTTCCACTCTTTAAGGAATCCGTTGGTCGGGATTCAAACAGGCACAGCTCGTAAATGCAGGGGGCCGCTCAATCATTACCCTGCGCTAACGCAACATGGGGAAGCCACACAACGAATCCCATGAAGCTGTGCAATAGACTACTTGACTCAGTGGCTCACTACTGATATAAAATCGTCATCAAACCAAAGGCAAAGGCAAAAAACTGCCAAAGAGATCATAAATGGCTGCACGATTAAATCGTAGACATTCTCAAGAGGTGCGGGATAAAATCCAGGCATCCGTCATCATTGACAGGCTGCAAAAGCACGTTAATGGCAAATTAGAGATGACTTCAACACAGGTAAACGCTGCTAACTCATTGTTAGATAGGTCAGTTCCTAAACTTTCACAGATTCAACATGTTGGTGATTCAGATAACCCGGTAGCCTTTACCGAGATAATCCGCAAGATCATCAAATGACTGGATTGGTTATTGAGACAGCTTCGGTATTTGAGCCATTATTGGCTCCATCTCGTTATAAAGGCGTTTATGGTGGCCGCGGGTCAGGGAAGTCTCATTTTTGTGCTGACCTATGGCTGGATGAGAATGTACGGCAAAAACTAGACTTCGTTTGCCTTCGTGAAACCCTAAAATCGCTTGAGTTCTCAGTAAAGAAGCTGCTAGAGAGCAAGATAGAACAACACAACGCTGGCGCATACTTTGAGGTTCAAGACCGTCGCATCCTATCAAAAAATGGCGGAGTGACCATATTCGAAGGGATGCAGAACCACACCGCCGACTCAATCAAAAGCCTGGAAGGATTCGACCGCGCATGGTTCGAAGAGGCGCAAAACGCATCCGACAAGAGCTTAACCCTGCTTCGCCCGACTATACGCAAGATAGGTTCCGAGATGTGGTTCACCTGGAACCCAAACAAGGACACCGACCCGATTGACCAGCTGTTACGTGGTGGAATACCCCCAAAAGACATAATCCTAATTGAGGCGAACTACACAGATAACCCGTGGTTCACCCAAGAGCTAAATGATGAGATGGAGTTCGATCGGGCCAGGGACTTCGAGAAATACGAGCATGTTTGGCTTGGCAAGTATTGGAGCAACAGCGAATCAAGGATATTCAAGAACTGGGTGGTTGAAGAATTCGACCGTCCAGCCGGGACAATCTATAGGCTTGGCGCTGATTGGGGATACTCAATCGACCCATCAACACTTATCCGCTGCTCAGTGGAAGGCAATCGGCTTTATGTGGACTATGAGGCCTATATGATCGGGTGCGAGATTGTAAACCTTCCTGACTTATTCGACCGCGTCCCGGAAAGCCGTAAGTGGTTCATTAGGGCTGATTCTGCCAGGCCTGAAACAATCAGTTACATGCAGAAGAACGGCTACCCAAAGATGCAAGCCGCGCAGAAGGGAGCCAATTCGATCGAGGAAGGCATCTCATTCCTGCAATCGTTCGATATTGTTGTTCATCCGCGCTGCAAGCACCTGATTGACGAATTGAGCTGCTACAGCTACAAACGCGACAAACTCACCGACGAAGTGCTTCCGGTCATTGAGGATAAGAACAACCACGTCATAGACGCTTTGCGGTACGCCTGCGAAGGTATCAGGAAGGCAAATACCATTAAGCGCGTGGTAGAACCTGCCAGACATACCCGAAAAACAGGCACAAGTTGGCTTGGAGCTTGACAAGATAGGAATTGTGTTATACTTGCCGCACCTATCGTGAGATACGTTATCCCGCAGCCGGAGTTTTACATGCCAAACGAAGACGAAGTTGAGACAACGGAAGAAGAAAACAAAGAACTGTTGAAGGAAGCAGTGGAACGCTTCAAGGAGGCGGAGGAATTCTGGCGCGACAACTACAAAAACGCCATAGAAGATATGGAGTTTAGGGCTGGCGACCAATGGCCGAAGGAGATCAAAGACCTTCGCGCAAACCAGAACCGCCCTTGCCTTGTGGTCGATAAGTGCAACCAATACATTCGCCAAGTCGTTAACGATGGACGGCAGAACCGCCCCTCAATCAAAGTTCGCCCGGTCGATTCCGGCGCGGATGTTGAAGTCGCAGAAATCTATCAAGGCGTAATCCGCCATATCCTCGAACGCTCAAATGCTGACACAGCGTTAGATTCCGCCCTCGAATCAGCCGTTGTCGGCGGAATAGGGTTCTTCCGAGTCCTAACCGAATACGCTCACCCCCAGACATTCAACCAAGACATCATCGTAAAGCGAGTCAGAAACCCGCTTACTGTGTTCATTGAACCCCCTAAAGAGGCTGATGCTTCAGACATCGGATGGGGGTTTGTGGTTGATGAAATAAGCAAGGAAGAGTTCGAGAAAGAATACCCAAAAGCCAAAAAGACGAACTGGGAGATCGACCGCGAAGCATACGGAGATTGGATTATCGCAGACAAGGTTAGGGTTTGTGAGTATTGGTACAAAGAGGACACTGATGTTATGTCCCACCTGCTCGAAGATGGCACAATCGAGGATGCCGATACTTACAATAAAGCCGTGGCGAATGGCCTTGAAGTGCCTCAAATCGTCGATAGCCGCACCCTAAAGAAATCCACTATAAAATGGTGCCGCATGACCGGCGCGGAGGTGTTGGAAACCCGCGACTGGCTTGGCCAGTTCATCCCACTTATTCCTGTGTTTGGTAATGAGTACGACATCGACGGGAAAGTTACCTATTCCGGCCTGATTCGCACCATGAAAGACCCCGCGAGGCTGTACAACTACAGCCGTAGCGCGTTTGCGGAACGTGTGGCACTTACCCCCAAAGCGCCGTTTGTTGCCGCTGCCGGGCAAGTTGAAAACTACCCAGAGTGGGAAGATGCTAACTCCGGGAACTACTCTGTATTGAGATACGACCCGATGGAGTCTGGCGGGTATTTGGTTGGTGCACCACAACGCCAACAAGCCAGCGATATTCCGGCCGGTTTTGCAAAGGACATGGAACTTGCAGAGCACGACATCCAGGGCGCGATTGGGATGTATGCCGCCAGCTTGGGGCAACAATCCAACGAAAAGAGCGGCAGGGCCATTCTTGCACGGCAACGCGAAGGCGATGTTGGGACATTCCATTACCACGACAACCTTTCCCGCGCAATCCGGCATTTAGGGCGCATTCTGGTTGATTTAATCCCTCATGTGTACGACTCAAGCCGGGTTGTTCGTATTCTGGGCGATGATGGCTCTGTGGATAACGCCGAAATCAACCCAGAGCAACAGACTGCCGTGCAGAAGATGGGCGCGAAGTCAATCTACAACCTTAACGTAGGAGTTTATGACGTTGCTGTGAGTGCCGGAGCCTCATACACCACCAAGCGCGCAGAAGCTGCCGAGGCAATGGTTGAACTTACCCAAGCGAACCCTCAACTATTCCAGTTGGTCGGCGACCTTATGATTCGCAACATGGACTGGCCGCAATCTGAAGAGATTGCTGATAGGCTTAAACTCATGTTGCCGCCACAACTGCAACAAGCAGAGGATGACGAACAGCCGCAGATTCCGCCACAAGTCCAACAAGCGATCCAACAAGCGCAGCAACATATCCAGCAACAAGACCAAGTTATTCAGCAAATGCAGCAAGCATTACAGGACAAACAAAGCGAACAGCAAAAGATGCAAGTTGATGCTCAAGTCGCGCAGATGAACGCCCAAAACGAATCCTTGAAGCTCCAGATCGACCAATTCAACGCCGAGACAAACCGTATCAAAGTGATGCAAGAAGCCCAGCCGGAGGATAGTGGCATCGAAGCTGCAAAGCTCCAGATTGAGCAGATGAAGCTAGAACTTGAAGAGCGCATTGCCAAACTAGACTCGGACACAAAGATACTCATCGAGCAGATGAAGATCGGTGGAAAGGTGTGCGAAAAGACATTGGATATTGATAGCGAAGTGAGCGCCTACTCTCAACACAACCCAATGGAATAGGCAAACATTGATATGTTAGTGGATTACTAACACGCAGACCGGCGATACAGGACGTTACCAGCAGCCACGTTACATGCTGGACAAATTGGGGTAACTGGCAAGCCGCCCCACGCAGACACGATCAACACATGCGGCAATACGGGCTACTGTCTAATGACAACAGCGAATGGCTCACGAAACGAGCGCCCGGCAATGAGTGGTTGATTCCCCTACAGGGTGCTACTTGATTTTTCAAGTAGGTCAATGACACGGCTTGCCTTATTGCTTTACGGTGAGAGTGAGCGCTCACTATTGACAATCGAAATTAACAGGTTTAGAGTAAGCGCCACTGGACGCATTCCAGGTTGCCCATCGAGAGATGCGCTATCCCGCAGCCGGAGGAAAATATGGCAGACGATGCCTTTGCAGCACCCGAAGTACAAACGGAAGTTGCTCCCGTTGAAGTACAAGACGCAACGTCACCGACAGAGGAAACGGTTCCCTCCGAGGTTGAAAATACAGAACCGGAAGTCAAGCCAGAAAGAACGTTCACCCAGAAAGAATTGGATGACATTCTACAGCGCAGACTTGCCAAAGAATCTCGCAAGATTGAACGGTACTCACGCGCAGAAGCTGAATTACAACTGCTTAAATCGCAGATGCAGCCCAAAGCGGAGCCAGTCAATCGCGGGGAGCCAAAGCCAGATCAGTTTCAGGACTATGAAAGTTACATTGAAGCCGTAACAGACTGGAAGGTTGAGCAAAAGTTCAAAGGCATTCAAGCTCAAAACGAGCAGGAGCGCCAGAGACAAGCCCAAACCCAACACGAACAACGGCTGGCAAGTAACATCGCAAAGACCGCATCAAAGTATGAAGATTTTGAGGAAGTGGTCAGTAATGAGGATTTACCCATCACGTTCGCAATGCGCGACGCAATTGGCGAATCTGATATAGGCGGAGACATTGCCTATCACCTCGGAACCAACATGCAGGAAGCGGCGCGAATCGCAAGACTTTCGCCAATAGCGCAAGTTCGGGCGATATTAGACCTTGAATCGAAGCTGAAAGCTCCCAAAAAAGCAACAACGGATGCGCCGGAGCCTATTACACCGTCCGGTAGTCGAGCGACAGTATCTAAATCACCCGACCAGATGACGGACAAGGAATTTGCAGACTGGCGCAAAAAGCATATTAAAGCTCGATAAAGGAAAACAATCATGGCTAATAACCTCTCAGTAGTAGATATGGTGGCGAAAGAAGCGCAGCGTATCGCGCACGAAAAACTTTCGTTCATTGGTTCTATCGACCGTCAATACGACGAATCTTTCAAGTACCAAGCAGGTCGCGGCCCTAATGGCCAAACCCTTCGCATCCGCAAACCGAACCAGTACACCCGCACCAAAGGCTCGCGTGTGATGGACGTTCAAGACCAGAACGAAGCAACTCAAAGCATCACGGTGGCGACTCACGATCACGTTGACATGCGCTTTAACTCGCAAGAGTTGATCCAGTCTGTTAACTCCGGTGCTGCCTTTGATGACTTGTCGAAGAACTACATCGAGCCCGCTGTGGCTGTGTTGTGTTCTGGTATTGAGGCCGACTTCTTGGCCTACGCGACGAAAGCAACATACCAAGTAGCCGGGACTGCCGGAACCGCCATTACAAATCTGACTGTTCCTGGTGCAGCACGTGCCAAAATCAACCAGCAACTCGCACCGAAGGATGGCCGTGCTATCCAGATGGATTC